TACTACAAAAGTAAAAATGAATTATTCTATTTGCGCACCAAGAATGTACAAGGGTAGAATAGATTCTTTAGTGAATAGAATTACTGGTTTTGCTGATATGATACAGCTGACGCATTTAAAAATGCAACAAGTATTATCAAGAATGGTACCAGATGGTGTTTATTTAGATATGGACGGCTTAGCCGAAGTCGATCTTGGCAATGGAACAAACTACAATCCAGCAGAAGCGCTAAATATGTATTTCCAAACAGGATCTATTGTAGGTAGAAGTTTAACGCAGGATGGAGATTTAAATAGAGGTAAAGTTCCAATTCAGGAATTACAAACATCGAATGGACAAGCTAAGTTAAGCGCTTTAATAAATACATATCAGTATTATTTGCAAATGATACGCGATGTGACTGGATTAAACGAAGCTAGAGATGGGGCCATGCCTGATAAAAATGCTTTAGTTGGATTACAGAAAATAGCAGCGGCAAATTCAAATACCGCTACTAGACATATATTACAAGCGCAGGCGTTTATAACATTATCAACATGTGAAAATATTGCCTTAAGAATTTCAGATGCCCTAGCGTTCCCATTAACAGCGCAATCTCTTAAGCAGTCTATAAGTAATTACAATGTAGGTACTCTGGAAGAGTTAACTGAGCTGCAAATGCATGACTTTGGTATATTCTTAGAACTTGAGCCAGACGAAGAGCAAAGGGCTCAGCTTGAAGGCAATATACAAACTGCATTATCCGCTGGGTCTATAGGCTTAGAAGACGCTATAGATATAAGAAATATAAAAAATATAAAAACTGCGAACGAGCTTTTAAAAGTAAAACAACGTCAAAAAGCAGAAAGAGATCAGCAGGCTCAACAACAAAATATTGCAGCGCAAGCACAAGCAAACGCTCAGCTAGCACAACAAACAGCATTAGCGGAAACACAAAAACAACAAGTTTTAACAGAACAAAAAATACAGTTAGAACAAGCTAAAATGCAGTTTGACGTTCAAAAGTTACAGCAGGAAGCTAATATTAAAAAGCAGCTTATGACTGAAGAGTTTAATTACAACATGCAATTAGCTCAAGCCACGTCTATGGCTCAAATTAATAAAGAAAACAATAAAGAAGATCGTAAAGACGATAGAGCTAAAATAGTTGCTTCGCAACAAAGTGAGCTTATTAGTCAGCGACAAAATAACACACCTCCAAAAAACTTTGAATCTTCTGGGTTTGATGTTTTAGGTGGTTTTGGATTAGAACAGTTTGAGCCTAAATAAATCAAACGCTTAATTATTTAATTATATTATATTATGTCAACACAAGTAAAACAAGAAGGCGATTTTAAAATTAAAAAGCCTAAGAAATTTTCTAATAAAGAAAATGAACCTATAAAGGTAGATTTAAGTAAACCAGCTGAAGCTGAAGATGTTACAAAAGTAGTAATAAAAGAAGAAGACAATGCCGTTCAAGAGCAAAGCACAGATGACAGCAATGCTGTTGTCAAACAACCCAAAGACGAAAGCAACAGCCAAGAAGTGGTTGAAGAAGTACGGGACACCGAAGAACAAGCGGTAGAACCGATAATACAAGAAATTACAGACGAAGAAGTTCCAGAAGAAACAGTAGTTAATGAGTTATCTTCTGAAGTTGAACAAGCTGTAGAACAAAAAGAAGAAACAGGTGTAGAGTTACCGGAAAATATTCAAAAAGTTGTAGACTTTATGAATGATACAGGAGGAACTTTACAAGACTACGTTAGGTTAAACGCAGATTATAAAAACATCAATGATGTTGCTCTATTAAAAGAGTATTATGCTAAAACAAAACCTTACTTAGATCAGGAAGATGTTAGTCTTTTATTAGAGGATTTTTCTTATGATGAAGAACTCGACGATGAAAGAGATGTGCGCAAGAAAAAAATTGCGTATAAAGAAGAGATTGGAAAAGCCAGAAACTATTTGGAAGGGCTTAAGAGTAAATATTACGACGAGATCAAGTTGAGACCGGGCGTTACTCAAGAGCAGAAGAAAGCTATGGACTTTTTTAATAGGTATAAAGAAGATGAGCAAGTGCAAGCTAAAACAAGAGAGGATTTTTTAAGTGAAAATAATAAATTCTTTTCAAACGATTTCAAAGGTTTTGATTTCAATTTAGGTGAAAAGAAATTTAGATACGCTGTAAAAGATGCCAATACTGTTAAAGAAAATCAGTCTGACCTAAAAAGTGTTATTGGAAAGTTTCTAAATAACAAGGGTACAGTTAAAAATTATGCTGACTATCACAAGGCTTTGTACGCTGCTAGAAACGCAGACACCATTGCCCAACATTTTTACGAACAAGGCAAAGCTGATGCTGTAAAAGAAATTACAGCAAAGTCTAACAATATTAAAGACGACGTTAGACAAGCAACGCCCGGGAGTGTTTTTGTTAATGGGTTAAAGGTTAGGTCTATCAGTGGCTCTGATTCTACAAAATTAAAAATAAAAAAGAAACAATTTAAAAATTAATTATTATGGCTTTAACACCACAATTTGGAGATATTACTCCAAGTCAAAAGCAACAAGCTCTTTCTGGAAATTACTTAAATTTCACAGACGGAACTACTGTTGCATTCGCAGAACAATACTTACCTGAAGTATACGAAGCGGAAGTAGAAAGATACGGAAATCGTACTCTATCTGGCTTCTTACGTATGGTAGGTGCTGAAATGCCAATGTCATCTGACCAAGTTATCTGGTCTGAGCAGAATAGATTGCACATTTCTTACTCTGGCTGTACAAACGCAGTAGTAGGTAATGTAAGTACAATTACTATTCCTGTAGATTTAAACCCAGCTGATCCTAAGGATTACGTTGCTAATGTTATTTCTAAAAACCAAACTATTGTTATCATGGATCCTGCTACTAACGCAGAGATTAAAGCATTAGTTACAAATTCTGATACTACAACAGGTGATCTTATCGTTGCTCCATATACGGCTGCTGACACAAGCGGACTAGGTGCTACTGGATTAAAGATATTTGTTTATGGATCTGAATATGGAAAAGGATCTACATTAGTTGACAGCGGGGTTGCAGGTGAAGAGTACAATTCTATTACTCCTCAATTCACACAATTTTCTAACTCACCAATTATTATCCGTAACAAATATGTTGTTTCTGGTTCTGACACAGCTCAGATTGGATGGGTAGAAGTTGCTACTGAAGCTGGAACTTCTGGTTACCTATGGTATTTAAAGGCTGAATCTGAAACTCGTTTACGTTTTGAAGATTACTTAGAAATGTCAATGGTTGAAGGCGAAAAAGCTGCCCCTAACTCTGGAGCTGCTGGCGCTGGAGCTAAAGGTACACAAGGTCTTTTTGCTGCCGTAACTGAAAGAGGTAATGTAAATACTGGATTTGATGCTGCTACTGGATTAGCTGCATTCGATGAGATTCTACAAAACCTAGACACTCAGGGGGCTATTGAAGAAAACATGTTATTCTTAAACCGAATTTCTAATTTGGCTTTTGACGATATGTTATCTGGAGTAGGCTCTCCACAAGGCGCTGGCGCAAACTACGGTGGCGGTAGCTCTTTTGGAGTATTTGAAAACTCTGAAGAAATGGCATTGAATCTTGGATTTAGCGGTTTCCGTAGAGGATCTTACGATTTCTACAAAACTGATTGGAAATATTTGAACGACGCTTCTACTCGTGGAGGTAACGACGGATTAACTTCTTCTCAGGTTGGAGACATCCAAGGTATTTTAGTACCAGCTGGAACTTCTACTGTTTACGATCAAATTTTAGGTACTAACATTCGTCGTCCGTTCTTGCATGTTCGATACAGAGCATCACAAGCTGATGACCGAAGAATGAAGAATTGGGTAACTGGTTCTGTTGGTGCTGCTACGTCTGATCTAGACGCGATGGAAGTACACTTCTTATCAGAAAGATGTTTATGTGTACAAGGAGCAAACAATTTCGTATTGTTCACTGTATAGTCTAAATTATCTTGTAGTAATTACCCTCGTTTTATCAACGGGGGTAGTTATTACTTTTTATTAACATTTTTATTTTATTATATCATGGCAGAAAAAGCTAAAGCAGAAGAAACTATTGAGGTTGCACCTCAAAAAAAGACTAAGGCTAAAAAACAAGAGCCTCAAAAACCAGAGTGGGAATTTAAAGACCGTAATTATTATTTACTACACGGTAAATCCCCTTTAACTTATACATTACAATCTAGACATTCCAGAAGATTTCCTTTGTTATATTGGGATAAAGAAACTAATACGCAGCAGGAAATAAGATATGCTACTAATCAAGATTCCGCATTTGTTAAAGAACAAAAAGGAGAGTGCACATTAGGGCATATAGTATTTAAAGATGGAGTTTTAAATGTTCCAAAAGAACAGCAGGCCTTGCAAAAGCTTTTATCTTTATATCACCCGGGTAAAGGGAAAAGATATGAAGAAATGGATAAGGTTGCTGATGCTGTAGACGAGCTAGACTTTTTAGATGTTCAAATTGATGCGTTAAACGCTGCAAGAGAAATAGAGATAGATATGGCTGAAGCTATAATGAGAACAGAAATTGGTTCTAAAGTAAGCGACATGACTTCAAAAGAACTTAAAAGAGACATTATGCTTTTTGCCAAAAGAAACCCAGTATTGTTTTTAAAATTAGCAAATGATGAAAACGTACAACTAAGGAATATAGCTATTGTAGCTAGAGAAGAGGGTATCATTGCACTATCTCCAGATCAAAGAACATTTAAGTGGGCAAGCAATGGCGCTAAGTTAATGACAGTACCTTTTGATGAAAATCCATATTCAGCGATGGCTGCATTCTTTAAAACCGACGAAGGGGTTGAAGTTTACAGATCTATAGAGAAAAAGCTGAAATAACATGTAATAATTAATATAAGCCCATCTTAGGGTGGGCTTTATATTAAAAAAAAATATTAAAAGTGATAAACGTAAACACAGTATACCAAACAGTCTTATTAATATTGAATAAAGAACAGCGCGGTT